ACATTGGCGGATACATTGAGAAAATAGAGAACCTGGCTATGCAGGGTGACGCTTGGGTCTTTGGTGACGCTAGGGTATATGGTGACGGCTAGGGTCTTTGGTGACGCTCATGTCTATGGGCAAAAGTCAATAATTACAATTCTTGATGTTGGCTGTGAACGTGGATGTCTTACAATCTACTCAGATTCTAAAATTGATGTGCGGGTAACGCGAGGTTGTTTCACAGGTACTATTGAGGAATTTTTGTCAGCTGTTGAAAAAACTCATGGTGACAATATGTACGGAAAAATCTACCGTACAGCTATAGAAATGGCAAAGATACAGTTTGAGATAGATTAATAACCGCTTGTAATCTCCATGTATAATATGCATGGAGGTTACGTTATGTCTGATAAAAAACAATGGTACCAGGGTATGAAATGCACTGCTGTTAGCCGCAGGACAGGGAAGCCTTGCCGAAGCTACGCTGTGAAAGGTACTACTGTGTGCCGTAAGCATGGTGGCTCTGCGCCTCAGATTAAAAAAGCGGCGAAGCTGAATTATGCGCGCTACATAGTGCAGGAGAAGGTGCGCCGCGAGGTAGGCGATCTGGCGGTAGATGTGCCTATCGAGTCGCGTATTACTGACCCGCTTATTGAGCTACAGCGCCTAACTACTGAGGCTATCCATTTCAAGGATATTTTAGGGCGTATGGTAAACGATCTGAACCATGACATTGAGCATTTTACAGAGGAAGGTTCCTTGCAGATTCGTGCAGCTGTACAGCTTTATGGTGAAGCTATGGATCGCACCGCAAAATTTCTTGACATGGCGATGAAGCATGATATAGCTGGTAAAATTGTGCAGATTGAGGCTGCTAAGGTTTCTGCTATTTCTGCTGCTATTTCGCGTGCTATAGCGTCTGCTGGTTTGACAAATGAGCAGGAGAATACTGTGCGTAATACGCTCGCTATTGAGCTGCACGCCTTGGAAGCGCAGGAGGGGTAAAATATTTTTCTCAGAGCTTGCGCGTGCCGTAGCCCCGCGCACCGTGTCCTGGGCTACCCCCGGTGATCTTGCGGCAGACCTTGACCCTAAAAACGTTCAGACACCCGCGCTAGATGTTATCGACGCGGCGCTTGTGCGTGCCTATAATACGCCGGACGCGCGGCTAATTATCTCTATGCCTCCCCAGGAAGGTAAATCGCAGCGCGCTACTCGCCGTTTCACTGAGTGGGTGCTTTCTAAAGACCCTGATAAGCGTGTGATTATCGCCTCATACCAGGCGGCTATTGCGTCTGACTGGGGTCGCACAATCCGTAATGATATACGCGAGTACGGCGAGAAAATGCAAATAGAGCTTGCGGCTGACTCATCGGCGGCGCACTATTGGCATATACGAGGGCATGCAGGTTCGCTATTCTGTACCGGTGTTGGCGGCTCCATGACTGGTAAACCTGCTGACGTGCTCATTATTGACGACCCTGTGCGAGGTATGGAAGATGCCCGCTCGGAGGCTTACCAGCGTCGCGCCTGGTCTTGGTGGACTTCCACCGCGTCCACACGTCTAGCGCCGGGTGCGCCTGTAATCATGATTCTCACCCGCTGGCACGAGAATGACCTTGCTGGGCAGGTTATGGCTAATCAGCCCGGCGAATGGGAGTACATCCGCATCCCCGCACAGGCAGACCATAGACCCGAATACGGCGAGACAGACATTCTAGGGCGCGAACCCGGCGAATTTATGATTAGCGCCCGTGGAAGGTCGCGTGAGAACTGGGAGAAACGCAAACGCGACGCGAACCCCCAGGCGTGGGCGGCTCTATATCAGGGCACGCCTGCACCTGACGAGGGCGGCGTATTCCCCGCATCTGATGATTTAGCGCGCTACACGTCGCCTATCTGGGTAGAAAACCCTGACGGATCACGCACATTCCCCGGGGTAGCAAATGGTGGCATTCTCGTGCAGTCTTGGGATTTGACGTTTAAAGACACTACCGGGTCTGACTATGCAGTAGGGCAAACATGGTATGCGGAAGGTAACACAACATATCTAGTGGACATGGTGCGTGAGCGCATGAATTTCACCCGCACATGCGAGGCTATCGAAGCTATGGCGGCTAAATACCCTCAGGCAACAATCAAATATGTTGAGGATAAAGCGAATGGTCCAGCCGTAATTGACTCGCTCAGGTCTCGTGTACCTGGTATTATTCCCGTGAACCCTGAGGGTGGTAAGGTTGTTCGTGCGAATGCTGTAACTGCGTATATTCACGCTAAAAATGTGCTATTCCCAAACCCGCAGATTTTGCCAAATGTGGAAGAGCTCATAACGGAAATGCGGCAATTCCCTGCTGGCGCACACGACGATACTGTGGACGCTATGACGCAGGCGCTCAATCAGATATACCATCACCCGATATATGGCGGGTATGATGATGTGCAAGACTATACCGACTCTGACTATGAGATAGGATACGCATACTAATGAGTATTTTCAGTGCGCGCCGTGAGCGCCGCGAGCTGCGAGAAGCCACCCGAGACCTACAGGAATCAATCGCCGATCTAGAGCAGGCATGGGCGCAAAACACTGAGTGGCGCTCCATTGCAGCCGCAGCAGAAACAGAGTTCTCGCTCTCTGGTGTACAGAACATCTCCCAGACATGCCGTGTGCTCGCCGTTGCAGACCCACTAGGGAAACGCGGAGTCAGTATCCGCACATCATACGTTTTCGGATCAGGCATAGGCATCACCTGCGATGAAGAGTCTGGTGTAAACGAGATAATCCAAGATTTTCTTGACGACCCCGATAACCGCATCTCTTTGACCGGGCATAGCGCCCACCAGTCGCTCGGCGTACAGGAAGCAGCAGATGGAAACATCTTCTTCCTACTATTTTCCGACCCTGCCACAGGTCGCACAGTAGTGCGCACCGAAGGCATCGAACATATCGAGAAAATCCTGCCCATGCAGGAAGACAGCGCCCGCCCCGCACTATACCTACGCTCCCACTGGCAAGACGGGCGCACAGTCAAGACCTGGCACCCCGCACTAGGGTACCAGCCAGCAAGCAGGTATGCAGAGGTAGACGGCGTGCCCGTGGACTGGAACACACCAATCTACCACCACGCCGTAAACCGCATACCCATGTCCCTACTAGGCACACCCGATCTATTCGCAGCCTCACCCTGGATAAGCGCATACAAAAACTACCTGCAAGACTGGGCTAGGCTCATGCGCGCCATCAGCAAAATAAGCCACCGAATCACAGGCAAAACATCACGCGCCGTACAAGAAGCACGCCGCGCCATCCAACAAGCCGCCGCAACCACACAGCCAGGCGCAATAGGTCTCGTAGACGCAGAAATCACAACCATGCCAAACACAGGCGCAACAATCGACGCAGAATCCGGTAAGCCCCTAGCTGCCATGATCGCCGCCGCACTAGGCGTACCAGTAACCATGCTCCTAGCAGACCCAGGACAAACCGGCGCACGAGCAGTAGCCGAAACACTAGACCGCCCCCTACAACTCGAAATCGAAGCACGCCGCCGCACCTGGGAAGAAACCTACCGCGCCATCATCAACCACATCATCGACACCCAGATCGCATTAGGAAATATTACCCCTGACGCGCCGCGCACAATCACCTTCCACTGGGACGACATCACACCAGAACCAACACAAGCGCAGCTCGACGCAATCACCACAGCAGACCAGCTCGGCATACTCCCACTCGACCAAACCGCACTACTCGCCATGCGCGCCCTCGGCATCACAGACCCCGACGAAAAAATAAACCAACTCCGCGACGAAAACGGACAAATCCACCGCACCACAGAAACCACAGGAGACGCACTCATCCGCGCCGCATACGCAGGAGAAATCAAATGACCCCAGAAGAATACGCACAAAACCTACAAGACGACCTCACCCAAATAGAAGCTGAACACACCCAGCCACTCATCATCGCAGCACACCAAAACCACCAAAACCTAACCGCAACCCTAGCCTCAATCACCACACTAGGCACACTCACACCACGCCACACACGCCGCAAACAAGAACGCGACGCACTCACCACCTACGCCACCACACTAGCCACCATCCAAACAGCCACCAACCAAGCCGCACAAACCGCAGCAACCCAAGCCACCACCACCACACACCACCACCTACAAAACTACACAACACAAACACTCCCGCCACCACCCGCCACGCCCGCCCCAGAAAAAATCAAACTAACCGGATTCAAGACCAAAATCACACAAATAGCCACCGCCATCACACTAGGCATAAACCTAGCCACCCAACAAGCATCACGACACACAACCCAAACACTCACCCAAAACATCCAAACCGAAGGCTGGCAATGGGTCGCACAACTCGACAAAAGAACATGCCGATCATGCATCATGCACCACGGAGAAAAACACCTAAGCGGGGAACTACACTCACACCCAAACTGCCGCTGCGTCATGGCACCTCTCCTAAGTCGGTATCCTGACATTACCGCTCGTAACTCGGGTAGAGAGTGGTTCGACTCACTCGATTTCGATTCGCAAGTTGAGGCTATTGCTGGTGTCGCTTCGTCACCTCAAGGTATGGAGGTTGTGCGTGGTCTGGCTGATGGGTCTATTGCGTGGTCTGATTTGTCGCGTCGTGCACGCTGGTATGATGGCTCTATGTATTGGACTCAGCGTAATTTATCTGACATTTTGTCTAGGAGGAAATAATGTCGAGTGTGCATTTGATTGAGGCTGATGGTGAGCCGACTGGCTCACTTGTGGCTGTGACTATCATTACGCCAGGTAAGGGTAGTTCTGGTGAGTACCCGCCGGAGACCATCAAGAAACTTGCGGAGTCGCCTATTTGGGATTCGCCCGTTCACATGTACATGAATCATGCGACAGGTTCGGAGCGTGCGTCTCGCCCTGAGGGTGATATTCGTGAGCTGGCTGGGGTAATTGACGGTCGCCCTGTTGTTGATGATTCGGGCGCTCTGGTGGGGCGTGCGAAAATATTCCCCGAGTATAGGGACTTCATTCGTGAGCGTGCTCCGTATATAGGCGTGTCTATAAATGCGTCTGGTATAATGGCGCCTGGAAAAGACCGTGTGATCAAAGAGATTACGCAGGTTGATTCTGTTGATTTTGTTACGAAGCCTGGGCGCGGCGGGAAGATTACCGCCGTCCTGGAATCTAGTAGAGAGGTGGACGGCATGGCGAACATTGTTGAAGCTGATGGCGTACCCGTGGCTAAGCCCGCACCTGCACCCGCGCAGGATGCACCTAAGGCTGAGTCACCCGAAGTAGCTGAGTTGAAGAAACAGGTTGAAGACCTGAAAGCTGAGCGCGACGAGCTGAAAGCCAAGGTAGAAGAACTCGAAGCCGAGAGCGCTAAGAAAGATGCTGAGGCTGTTGTAGCTGAGGCATTCCGCAACGTGGACGCACCCATGACGCGTAAGATGCTGGTTGAATCTGCAGCATCCCTAACCAAGGCTGAGTTCGAGACCCGTGTGCAGGAATCCCTACGCGAGGTACTCGCTGCGAAGAGCGCAACCTCACCCGTCTACGGCATGGGCGTACACGCCCAAGAATCGCAGTCCGCTACCGTTGACGATATTCTTTCGATCATGAAGGGGCTATAGAATAATGGCTATCAACGTATCCTACGGCAAAGGCGAACACATCGCCCTCATTGCCGATAAAAAGTACGAGTCCGGTAAACCCGTCCGTATCGGCGCTATCGCTGGTGTAGCGATGACTACCGCAGAGCAGGGGCAGAAAGTCACCATCTGGCGCAACGGCTCCTACCGTCTGCCCGTGAAGGAAACCGTGCAGGCTGGCGCGATCGTCAAGCTAGGCACTGACGGCATGCTCACCACTGGCGCAGGCAAAATCTGGGGCGTAGCACTCCAAACATCCGCATCCGCTGGCGCAACCATCGAAGTTGCACCCGTAGGCGTAGCATTCGACTAAACCAAGAAGGAACCAAATAATGAGTGAATTTCTTAACTATGAGAAGCTACGCGACACCGGGGCAACCCAACGCGTAGCAGAAGCCGCAACAATCCTCCGCGATGGCATCCGAGGCGGATACAGTGCACAGGCACGCTTGCAAGAAGCACTGACTACCAGCGACTTCCCCGCTCTGCTTGGACGCGCTTTCGAGTACGAAGTGCTTGACCTGTACCGCAGCTACGAAACCCAGTGGCAGAAGGTTGCGCAGACTACGCGCCTGTCGTCCTTCAACCCAACACCTCTGGCTACTCTTGCGGGCGACATCGACTATGTGCACGTGAACGAAGCCGAGGAATACAAGGCTGCTGACCTTCTGCCTGGCACCGTACAGATCAAGAATGACAAGTACGGGCGCGTATTCCCCTTCACCTGGGAAGACGTCGTAAACAAGAACTGGGACAAGCTCACCCAGATTCCTAAGCGCCTCGCAGCTGGTGCAGCAAAGCTCGAAGACAAGGTCGTATTCTCTACCCTCTTCGACGCGCAGGGCATTAATCAGGCTTTCTTCTCTGGCGCATCTGCTGCTGATACTAAGGCGCTGTCGCTTGAGAACCTGAAAGCTGCGTATGCTGCCGTTTCTGGTCGCGACGGTGTTCACGGTTCCGCTATCGACGTTGAGCGCATGGTTCTCGTTGTGCCTTCTGCTCTGGCTGTTCAGGCTCGCGAGATTCTGGGCGCTAAGGAAATCCGCACCAAGTCCGGTAACTCCGAGACTGTTTCGGCTAACTTCCTCTCGTCGAACATCGATATCGCTGTTGTGCCGCAGCTCGCGCAGCTGAACCCGGCTGTCACCAAGAAGAACACTACCTGGTTCCTTCTTCCTGCTGCTGGTTCCGCTAACCCTGCTATCCAGCGCGCTACTTTGGTTGGGCACGAAACCCCTGACCTGCGCATCAGCAACAACACTGGTATCTCCGTTACTGGTGGAAGCATTGATGCGCGTGAAGGCGGCTTCTCGGATGATACTATCTCTTACCGTGGACGCCACGTCACCGGCGCGGCCGCTGTGTTCGCTCATGCAGCATACGCATCTGACGGCACCAAGTAAGCTATACTGAGAGGGTGAGGCTCTATGTCTCTGACAGCAGAAGATATTTACACGATCCGCCTACTGGTAAACGATTTACCGAGCGACGATAAACAGGTGCACGATCATGAAACTATTTTCTCTGACAGGGATATAGAGCTTCTTGCGTCTCTGGAGCCTGTTGGTGTGGCTGCTGTTGTGGTGCGGCGTGTTGCTGCTCGCCTGCTGCGGCGCATGGCAACAGATGAAAACCTGCTATCCAAGAAAATCACGACACAGGATTTATCTGTTGACGGCGTGGCAGTTGCTGCCGAGTTGCGGGCGCAGGCTGACGCACTGGATGCTGAGGCTAACCGTATCCATGATGAGGGTGACCCTATGTTGGGTGCCTGGTTCGAACCGATGGGTGAGTGCCGCTATGGCTCGCTATACTTCTAGGCAGCGTGTGGTGCCAGCTGATTGGTCGTTGCGTCTTGCGCCTGTGGTTGAGCAGGGTATGACTGCTATGGTTGATGTGCTCGCGCCTGCTGCGGTGAATCCTAAGGCACCGCTTGCTGGTGTGGTGGAGAAGCGCGTGTTTACGGATGTGACTTGCCGTATCCAGGAGCTTAATCGCTATGCGGATAATGTGACTGGCTCGGTTCAGGACGCGGCTACCCGTGACTATCTGGTTCAGATGCCGTTGCGTATGTGGGAGCTTCACGCTGGTCTGCGTAATCATGTTCTGGTTGTTACCGCGTCTAATATTCCTGGCATGCACGGTAAGCGGTTCACTGTGAAGCAGGTCATGGCTGGCTCACTGCTTGGGTCTATTGACCTTATCTGTGGTGAGATGCAGAACCAGAGAGCAGGCACAAAATGATGCAGCAGGACTGGGAAGAAATGAAAAGACTAGCCGTTACCTTCCAGGTAGCGGCTAAGCATGATTTCTCTCCGCAGGTGCTTGCTGCGGGTAAGCTACTGCGGGACGAGGCTAAGCGCCGCGCCCCCGTCCGCACCGGTTTTCTACGCTCGAAAATTAGTGCAGCTAAGGCGGGGAAAAATGCTGCGGACGTTATATCAGCTGCACCATACGCCGCGTATGTGGAATTTGGTACCTCTAAAATGGCACCACGTGCACACTTGCGCCCGGCTATCGATGCGAGCATGGATGATATGGTCGCAGCCATTGTTGAGGGGGTAGAGCTGTGAGTATCACGATTGAGCTGGCGGAAGCTATCGAGCATGCGCTAACTGGCATCGAGAACACTTCTGTGTTCCAAGGTTTCGTACCCGATAGTGTTCCCGAGTATCTGCCGAACCATATCAAGCCGTATGTGGCTATTTTTATGGGCGTGGGTGCAGGATACGAGGACATGGTTACCATGTGCGGTACACCCGATGCTGACTCGCTGACTGTGGACTTCACTATTACCTGTGTGGCACAGACTGCACATGAGCTTTACGCTCTCACTGATTCGGTGCGAGATAGGCTCGCAACCACGAAAATCATGGGTGACAGCTACGCTAACCTGGACTGGGCGCAAGCTCAAGGGCAGGTCATGCTAACAGACTCAGAGGTCACGCCTGCACGACTATACACGCCTTTGACGTACACTATTACCATACCTAGGGGGTAATGTTGGATAATTTTATGTGGCTAGTGCACCCCGAGACTAAGCGTCTCGCGTATGTGCCAGCCAGCTACATTGAGCTATTTGGTTTTGAGGTTCCGCCGTCACAGCGCGAGCAGGAACCAACTGAGCCAGTAGAATACACTACAACCGAGTTTATCGAGTCTGAGGAGGACTAACATGGCTGATTCTTCGCCGGGGCGCACCTATGCGGGCGCTAAATTAAAGCTGATGCTTATCCCTATGGGCGGCGTTGTCTCTATGGACAAGCCCAAGGTAGCTGAGCTGAACGCTAATACTGCTATCGACATTTCGTGTGCCGCTATCAAGTCTCAAACCAAGATCGGGTCGACTGACTCTGAGACCATTGACGGCATGGCGGCTGTGTGTGAAGACACCAACGCTAAGGCTTGGGGTCAGTCCAACGCAGAAGTCGAGCTTGCTATCTTCCGGTACTTCCAGGAAGGCGCTAACGGCGGTAAATTTGATCCGGTGCGTGACAAGATTTTCCAGATGCTCAAGAACAAGGGCACCGAGGCTTACGTTGTCACCCGTCACACCAACAAGCCGTATTATGAGCCGTTCGCTGAGGGGGACGAAATCAGCATTTACGCATGCTCTTTCGATCAGCCGCACCCTGTGAACGAAGCAGCGGATCGTACCTCTGGTTATATCCGCACCATTCACAAGTGCCAGGTTACTGGTTTCCGCGAGTTTATTTCTGTGGTAGCATAGTAATGTGTCTTGAGTGAGTGAGTGATACAATGTTGGGTGTCTCCCCTATGGTGGTTGGGGGGCGCCCAATATTTTTTTACCCATCGCACCACCTGATAGGGAGAAAACCAAATGGCTAATAAGAGCACTACTGAGAACGCTTTCAATCTTTCCGAGTGGCTGTCTGGTGCAGACCAGTACAAGCTTCACCGCGAAACTATCCTGCTACTGAACCCTGACGATGTTGCAGAGCTTACAGACGTAGAAGAGCAGATCGAAAAGCTAGAAGCCCTGCGTGCTGAGGGTGAGAGCGACGACATGGAAACAGTCGCGTCCGAGTCTCTCGACACTGAGCTTGCCGAACTATACGAGCAGGTGGAAGAAATCACCAATAACGCTAAGACTGCTACCTTCCGTACCCGTGTCCTCAATGATGCTGAGTTGAAAGAAATCAATGCGGACTGGAAGAAAGACACGGGCAAAGACGAGGTAGACACCGAAGACCTGACATGGTGGGCGCGAGTATTCCAGCTCACCGCAACCCTTGAAGGTCAGTCGCTCGCAGCATCACAGTGGCTGAAACTTGCTGACACTTTGGGCGGGCAATTCGTGAAATGCCTCTCAACCTACGGCGAAGCTCGCGCGGCAGAGGCAACCCTAGAGGTGTCGCCCAGATTTCGTAGCCGATAAACTTATTGAAGAAGAGAATGCGGGCGCTGTACTCGTAATGCGTGCAGCCGCCCGCTGGGGCAAACCCCCATCCGCCATGCTACTAGGCGACAGTACACGCGAATGGACAGACCGCGACATGACAGCCGCGTTAGGGTGGGAAATATACCAGGCAGAGCTATGCCCCGAATGCGGCAACCCACGCAAAAAATGCCGTGAAGGGCACACGCAATTCGAGGTTGAAACGTACACGTGTAAGGCTAAAGAAGCAGTCGAGCAAATTACGCAGCGGGAAGACTACAAGCCACGCCCAGGCGATATTCTGGTTCCGGAGCCTTACGACGCTACAGAAGACCCAGCGTATAGAGATTTGATAGAGTGGCAGCAACAGTTAGCTGCAGAAGAAGCACAGGAGAACTAGCATGGCACGAACAGGCGGCGGACGCGGAGGCAAATCAAACGCTGCACAAACCGTAACCATCCAGTTGCGGGCAGACACCAAGAACTTTGTCGCTGGCGTGACCGCCGCCGCCAACAGTGCACGCAACGCAGCCAATCAGGCTGCACGCGAAACAGCCAAAGCAACAGCCAACGCAGCCAAAGCCGCACAAGCAGAAGCTGCCAAAGGCTCCGCCCAATCAGCCGCAGCCGCAGCACGAGAAGCAGGACGCGCAGCCGCAGCCGCCGCATCAACAGCAGCACGCGAACGAGTAGGCGTAATCAGCGGCATGACACGCGCAGAAAAAGCCGCATACCGAGAAGCAGCAGAAGCCGCGAAAGCAAGTGCCGGCAGTATTACCGGTGTAATGCAGAACGCATCACGTACCGCTAGTGTTGGGTGGCGGGATTATGCGTCTGCTGTGAAGTCGTCTGTGTCTTCTGCTGCGTCTGCTGCGGGCAATGCGTTCAAGAACTCTAATTTTGGTTCTGCTGTGATGTACAACTCTATGACTACTGGTATTCGCGCTGCTTTCTCGCAGGCTAAGGACTCTGTTACTGGTGCGTTTGGCGCTATGGCTGACCGTGGGCGCTCTATGGTATCCAGCGTGAAAGGCTATTTTAGTGACCTTGGGAATGAGGCTCGCACTCTCGCGAAGAATATTCTGTCGAACCGTGACGCACTGGACCATGTCGCAACAGGTGCGGGTATTGGTGGTGCTGCTCTCACTGCTGGTTTCGCATACGCCGTGAAGCAGTACGCTGACTTTGATAAGGCTATGTCGGCTGTTCAGGCGGCTACGCATGAGACTGCCGGGAATATGGAGAAGCTGCGCACGGCTGCTATGAAGGCTGGTGCGGACACCAAGTACTCGGGTAGTGAGGCAGCTAATGGTATTGAGGAACTCGCTAAGGCTGGCGTCGAGACTAAGGATATTCTGTCTGGTGGTCTTGACGGTGCTTTGGCGCTCGCGGCTGCAGGTAATATTGAGGTTGGTGAGGCGGCTGAGCTTGCGGCTACCGCTATGACTCAGTTCGGGTTGAAAGGCTCTGATATTGGGCATGTGGCTGACCTCCTCGCGGCGGGTGCTGGTAAGGCACAAGGCTCGGTTGGTGACCTTGGTTATGCTTTGAAACAGTCTGGTCTTGTGGCTGCGCAAACTGGTCTCTCTATTGAGGAAACTACGGGTACGCTGGCTGCGTTCGCGTCTGCTGGCTTGGTCGGCTCGGATGCTGGTACTTCGTTTAAGGTCATGCTGCAGAAACTCCAGAATCCCTCAAAGGAAGCTGCTGGTCTCATGCAGGAGTACGGCATCTCGCTTTATGATACTGAAGGTAAATTCAAGGGTATTACCGCTGTCGCTGGTGATTTGAAGCGCGGGTTGCAGAACCTTACCCCTGCTCAGCGTGATGCTGCGCTCGCTACTATCTTTGGTTCTGATGCTGTGCGTGCCGCTAACGTGCTCTATACCCAGGGGCAGGAAGGCATCCAAGGCTGGATCGACAAGACCAACGACGCAGGCTACGCGGCTTCTACGGCTGCTATCCAGCAGAACAACCTTGCCGGCGACATTGAAAAACTTGGCGGCGCGATTGACACCATCATTCTTAGCTCTTCCGGCGGGCTGTCTGATTTCTTCCGTGGACTCGTGCAAATGGCGACAGGGCTACTCGATTTCATGGGCAAACTGCCGCCGTCATTCCTCGCAGTAAATCTAACCGTGGTCGGTCTAACCGGTGTTGCGTTGCTTGGTGTCGCTGCCGCAGCTAAATTCATCACCGCATACCAGACCATGAAAGCCACGCTTGCTTCTTTCTCAGTGTCTGCGCGTACTGCATCAGCATCTACACGAGAGCTTGCTGCATCAACTGAAGGTGCCGCTGCCGCCGCGTCCGGGTCAAAGCTTGGTAAGCTAGGCGCGACCCTCGGAAAGATCGCCGGCACCGCCGCACTCGCAGCAGAAGGCATAGTGCTATTCGTTAGCGCAGCGAATACCGAGTACAAGGCACCATCACTCGATGCCATGAACGCCGCCCTGAAAGGCACTGGCGGCAACCTAGACCAGGTAAACCAGAAATTCAAAGACATGAGCGGCAAAGCAACATGGGCTTTCCTCGGGCTGGAAGACCAGGTACCCAAGGTGAACGGTCTTGGCGAAGCACTCGTGCGCCTGAAAGCTGACTCGGGCGACGCACTGGAAGGCTTCTCGCAGTGGGTCTCACACACGGCTGGCGCTAAGGTCGGTGCGGACGCCCTGAAAGAGTCTGTGTCTAGCCTAGACGAAGCACTAGGCGGTCTGTACGCTGAGAACCGTGGTGAGGCTGAGAAGTTCTTTCAGTCGATTGTTCGTGAAACTGACGCGGCATCTGAGGCACAGGGGCGAGCGAAGTACACAGCACAAGAGTATATGCAGGCATTCCCGAAGCTGAAAGAAGCAGTCGAGAACTACGCATCCTCCCTAAACGTGTCTCTGACTGATGAAGAGAAATACCAGGTCATGCTTGGCGAGTACCCGCCAAAGCTACAAGATGCTGCACGTGCGCAGGATGAGTTGAAGCACTCTCTTGAGGTTCAGAAGAACTCGCTTGATGAAGGTTCTGCCGCTATGCAGGGGCTTTCTGGTGAAGCTCAGGAGATGGCTAAATGGGTTGAGGGAGCCGGCTCGGCTGTTGAAGACCTTGACAAGGGCTTGAAGATGCTCGCGGGCGGGTTCGCTGACTCGACTAAGAGCATGGCTGACTACTACAAGTCTATGGATGACCTGTCCGAGGCTATCCAGAAAAACTCTGCAGCGTATGATGGGCAGACGAAAACCTTCGACCAGACCACCAAGGCAGGGCAGAAACTAAATGATGCTTTCGCGAAGATGGCTCAGGAAGGTATTCAGGCTTCGTCTGCTGTTGCTCGTCAGGGTGGCGACTATGATGCTGTGCGTAACCATATTCATGGTGTGATTGATACGTTGCGTCAGTCTGCGTTACAAATGGGTTTGACCTCGGATGAGGCGGAGCAGCTGATCCATTCGATTTACGCTATTCCTGATCGTGTGTCGATTGACACGTGGGCTGATACTACGGCTGCACGCGTCATGACCTCGCTGAATAATGATATTGAGCGTATGCCGCGTGAAGTGACTATCGGCACACAGGTTTTTGGTGTGGACGCAGCTACGGGTAAGCTCAAGTATTTGCGTGAGGTTGGAGACGCAACAAATGGAAACGTGAATATTAACGCGCATGCTGATACAGGGCAAGCAAGTAGCGCTCTGAATGATTTGATTAATAATGCTTGGAGTGTTCCTGGTTCGGTTCATACGAATGCTAGCGCCAATACTGGGCAGGCTTTCGGACAGCTAGGTGCTTTGGCGAATAAGGCTAATAGTGTGCCGGGCAGGGTTGATACTACAGCTAATGCTCGTACGGGTGCTGCTAACAGTAATATCAATAACTATAAAAATAACCTGAATAGTATCCCTAGCCAGAAGACTACTACGATTACTCAGATTTTTGAACGTAAGATGGTTGATTCTGTGAAGAAGACTCTGGGTCGCCGTAACCGAAGCTGGTTTGCGCATGGTGGTGCGGTTCCTGGGTTCGCTTCTGGCGGTGTTATCCCTGGGCGTGAGCCGTTGTCGCGTTGGACGGATAATGTGCCTGCTGTTACTGATGCTGGTTCGCCGCTCATGGTGCGTTCTGGTGAGTTCATTGTGAACGCGGATGCTACACGTAAGCATCGTGGGCTTTTGGAGCGTATCAATTCTGGTGATTTTGTGCGTGGCTTCTCTGCTGGCGGGCATGTCTCTGGTCGGCGTGAGTTTGTGGCACCTGCACAATCACCTGACCTGTATAATCAGATAGTCGGAGCGTTGTCTAACTGGCGACCTATGGTGAATATTGATGGTCGCCAGTTCTACGGCACGATGCGTTCAACAACTTTGCAGGCACGGAGGTAAAACCCTTGAGTTCGTACCCTATGATGATTGGGCAGCAGGCTTCTTTCATGCCGGTGCGAGGCGGTTCTACCGAGCAGGTGAACTATTCGTTTGCTAACCGTCAGGTACAGCAGTCTGCTACTGGGGCGCGTAGGTTTTCTTTCTATGGTCGCCCTCAGGCGTTGAAGGACTTTTCACTTAGCTTTCGTGTGGCAGGTCGCGAGCGTGAGAAGATCGAGATGATGCTCATGAATGCCGCATATGATGTGAATAGCCTGAGCACTTACTATCCGATGACTATCTTTCCTGCTGGCGCGCAGGTTGAGAACCTGCTTACTGAGCGTGATTCTATAATGCTTCCAGCGTCGGTGAATGGTGGTTCTGTGCGTGCTGGTGGCGATTTTGAAGAGAATGACGAAACTGTTTTTTATCGTGACTTGTACACGATAAAGTCTCAGGTTCGTATTGTTGAGCAGCAGCCTATGCCTTTTGGTAGACAGGAATACAATTTTAGTGCTGTGCTGTCTCCTGGGTCTTCTATTCAGATTCATTGGCTGATGTCGGGTAATAAGAATGCGACATATACTCTTGAGCGTTCTGGTGCTGATGGTATTTTCCCGACTCGTAAGTCTATCTGGTTCGTGCCCGAGAATAACCCTATCCACATTTCCGTAACCGCCATAAAAGGTGATGTGGGTTACCCATGCCTGACTACTGGGCGGGATATGAAGCCGTGGACTCCTGGCAGGTGCATACAGAACGTAGCATTGACTGAGCTTTCTTCACAGAAGCTACGCGGTATGCAGGGTTTGCCACCAATCTATGAGTACCAGTGCAAGTTCATTGAGGTTGGGGCAGGTAGAGGAAAGGTTGTGTAGTGAGGTCTGATTTTCCACCACCACAGGTTATAAAAACAGAAGCAGAGATAGCGAAGCACGGTGTCACTGTTATCAACGCATCCGTCCGTGTAGATGGTGTCGATAAAGGCATGCACGAGGTAACTATCCATCAGTCAGCCTCCAAGGACGCAGCGGGGCGACTCGCTACAAATGACGGCTTCTCTAACTCGGGTGCTACTATCACCTGGGATATACCGATGGGTGCTACACCTGATTTCGTGTCTATGTCTGTGTCTGCTGATCGCCCGAATTTTGCGGATAAGTACAGCATCCCTTACCTGGGTGATAAGGTTGAAATCTACCTGCACAAGTCACCTGCGTCTAGTAACCGACAGTACTACGGTAAGGTGTTTACAGGTCGTGTGTCTTCTAATAAGATCGACTCGGCTACTGGCGGGCTGGTTACCGAGTGCGTGGACTATATCGACAATCTGTCTAAGGTTGTTGAGGTTCTTCCGCTTGCCTATGTTATGCCTGGTCGCCGCCGCACAGATAACGGGCGTTTCTACCCTGCCGTTTCGCTATCCTACTTTATTTGGGATATTTTGGAGCAGTGCGGGTACTCCCCTGCTGCAAAGTCCAAGCTACCTATCGATGAGAATAGGCAGGTGCTTCTCTATGCCCCGTTGCAGGGGTCTTTCATGTGTAATTGGCGGCGCGGTCATGGGCAGCTTATCGGCGCATCCGGTGGCTCGAAATGGGGTGATTCCGGGCAACCATCCTTCGCCTTCTATTTTGGTGAAGGCACGTCGTATCTGACGCGCGGGCACGCAACGTATGAGACGGCTAACGGGCATAACAAGACTTATTCTAAGGGTCGCCCACTGATTTTGCGCGGCAAGAATAGCTTTGGTCGGTCTGGTGATACCTGGATCAATATTTATTGCGAGAAGGGTTCAGATAGGGATGCTGCACGCTTCGGCATACTAAAGGATGGGTCTATCGCACTGGATACTGTCGAGAAGCCCATGAAGCTTGCACCGGGTGCACGTTTCGAGCTGAAAATCGAGGGCAATAAGTGGCGTGTAGACCAAGAGAATGGTGAGTATGCGCTTGGTAGCCTGCCTGATACTCGGTTGCGTGATGGTGGAACCCTGTATGCTGTTGAGATTTATGCGTCAGAGGGCGGGCATATCGCGGATGTGCTACTTTTGAATGGCGATTTACCTTTCCAGGAGCGCACTCTAGCCCGTGTTGCGCCACCCGAACATGCGATGGCTCTTACCTTTACCCGTTCTGTGCGCGGGCGTGTAGCAAAGGAAGTACTCGAAGAGGTTGCGGAGTATTTTTCGTGCATGATGTGGCATGATGCTGACGGCACGTTAAATATTGTGAATGTTCCGCGTCTCATAAAGAATAAGCCTACTATGCGTATTGATGCTGACGAGGTTATAAGCTGTGATGTTGTGCAGGACTCTACTAAACTGGCATCGGCTGTAAACATCTCGTACAACATTGCGGAGTGGTCGCGTATGGGCGCAAAGGGGAATGATGCGCCTGTGGTTTTTTGGCAGGGTTCAGGTGGCAGCCTGGAGCCTGGAGAACGGCGCACGACTTGGTTCTCGCCTGCTGATACTGAGGAGTGGTTCGAGACAGACACGGTTCTAAACTATGACTTCTTTTACCTTTTTACTCTTAACTCACAACCAAGATGGGGTACAGACCCTGAATATGATAAAACCCTAAACAAGCTTTACCACGGCTCTGTTGGGGAATTTATCTGGGAAGCCGGAATGACCGAAGGTCAATTCGAGCAATATGTGGACGACATTACGCCGTGGCAGTGGGTGCTACACGAGAAAAGCCTTCAATCTAATGCGTCTCTCGTGGCTCGTCTCCCTACGATGCGTGAAGCGCACGGGATGCTGGAAGATTTATCGGGCAAGCCTACGCCTATTATTCGTGGCGGGCTCAAAATTGATTTCAGTAAGAATAAGAACACTGCACGCTTCGAGTTGCCCATATCCGATAAAATGCCTGCCCTTGAGCTGGATATTAATTGCTGGGGTGACACTCAGAATAATGCGCATAAGATCGCGCAGGATATAGCTACTATGGCTAAGTCGCAGATTCAGATTCCTAGTCTTACCATTTTCTTCCGCCCGGATATTAAAATTAGTGAGACGTATACCGTCGAGTTGCCTAGCGGCGGTAATCTGAATGTCATTATTACTGGGGTTACTCACGTCCCAGCTGAGAACCAGACGCGGCTTACGTGTCGTGTCTACTAAAGAATGGAGTTAGCGTATGGGTTATGCGACTATTCGCGGCAGGTTCTTGAACCCTGCTGCACCTGTTGGCGGGAATGCCCGTCCGCTGAAAGGAAAGATTATTTTTATGCCTACCAGCCTAGTTGTGTCTGGTTCTGTTACGTCTCTGCCTGTTGAGGTGACGGCTGAACTGGATTCTAGTGGGTACTTATCCTATGAAGGTGAGCGTGATATTCGCCTGCTCGCGCCTGAGGCTGGGCAGGACGCCCCGGCTTGGTGGTCGTGGGAGGCGTATGCGCGTCTTTATACTGATGGTGGTGTTATCCCGCGCGACCCGGTTGTTTTTACTGTGCAGGCGGGCGATTCTCTGGATATTGCAGAGATTTTCGCTGCACCGTACCGTAGGGGTAATGTGCGGAATGTTGAGCAGGGTGGTGGCGGTTCGCCGCGTGACTACCGTGTGGTAGATAATGGTGATGGTACTGCCCGGATTGAGGAGGTCTAATTATGGCTATTAGCGGTTTGAACCGTCTGGTTATTGCGGACGAGAGCGGGGCTCTTACGGGTCGCCCACTTGCGTCTGCTCGTGCGGCTGCTGAGCAGGTGGCTACCGAGAAGGTGACCGAGGCAAAGACTGAGATTCGGTCTGCTGCTGTGCAGGCGGCAGAGCAAGCCGCAACCGATAAGGTTGCTGGGGTGAAATCTGAGGCTGTGCAGGCGGCGAAGGATAGCGTTTCGTCTGCTGTGGCTGAGGCTATTGCCCCGGTGGTGTCTACGACTATCCCGGCAGCTGTGGAGTCTGGTGTGCGTCAGCATGCGGGTTCTGTGGCTGACGAGCGTATCCAGGCTACCGTTCCAGGGATGATTCAGTCTCAGACGGCTACTGTGGTTGAGTCGCAGCTGAATGAGAAGCTGCCTACTGCTGTGCAGGCTGCGGCTGGTAGTGAGATTACCCGGCAGATTGACGAGCGTGTGACCCCTACGATTGAGGCTAAGGTTTCTTCTGTAATTACAGAAAAATCGGCGTCGATCAAGGATGAGGTGGTGCAGTCTGTCAATTCGTCTATTGATAGCAAGATCGAGTCTGTTGTCACCCCTAAGATTGAGTCTGCTAAGCCAGCTATTGTGCAGGAAGCTACTACAGCTGCTGGTACCGCCGTGGATAGCAAAATTGAAGCCGCTAAATCAGCGATCGTGCAGGCGGCTACCGAGTCAGTTACTGGCACTGTAGATAGTAAGATTGAGTCTGCTAAACCTGATATTATCCAAGCCGTATCTGGCTCGGTTAGCAGTACTATCGATACTAAAATCAGTGAAGGTATCGAGCATGCGCGGACTAGCATCGTGTCTGAGACGCTGGAATCTGTAGACCAAACGATTGACGGTAAGATTGATGCCGCTAAGACTGATATTCTGCGTGAGTCTGAGAAGAATGTTGCACCGGTTGTTGCGCGTGCTATTGCTGACGCTAATATTGGTGAGCGTAATCATGGTTTCGGGCAGCGTAACATTTCGATGGTTACGTATTACTGGCCGGATTACTATAACCGCGATCAGCCCGGTAAGGTTTCCCAGTGGGATAAGACTCTGCTGTTTGGCGACACGCTCGGCATCGTCATTTTGAACAAGTCTTCTGGTAACTGGGGCGATAAGGTTGATAACGACTTCTTGACTCAGGGAAAGCTCGCTGAGGCAGCTGGCGCTAAGTATGTGGCTTTCTACCTTCAGACTCGGTACGGCGCTAACTCTGAGTTTGCTACGCCTGCGTATTTTGAGCGTATCCGCAAGAACCTGAATGTTTCTGCTGAGGCTGTGCGTGAAGACACTGAGGAAGCTATTCTTGCTCAGGTGCGCAACCTCGTAGCCTGGTACAAGAATGGTGGCGGCTTGCGTAAGTTCGCAATCTTCCTTGACGAGGTTGTGAACGGCTGGGATGAAGAGCAGAAAGCTATCATGCCGTACTATAAGCGCCTGTACGGAAAGATCAAGGAAATTGCTGGGCAAGACACCCTAGTGATTATCAATCCGGGGTCGAATACGCGCCCTGAGATGATGGATGCCTGCGATATTGCGCTGACCTATGAGTCTAACGCGCAGAAGTATATTGATGCTAAGGTGACTGATATTCACCCGCGTCATTATGATGGTATTCCGTCTTGGCGTTTCTGGCATGTTGTGCACGGTATCACTAAGGATAATGTGGATGCTGTATTCGCTAAGGCTGATAAGGCTGGTATCGGGCACCTGTACGCTACTGACCGCACCTTCGCGGTTGGTAATGGTAGCGAGGACGAGCCAGACCAGAACCCGTATGATAAGGCGCCTGCTGAGTGGGTTGCTGATCGCGCGAAGGCGTGGATTAATAATGTGTTGCCGTTTGAGAAGCGTGTTTCTCAGCTGGAGACTGTGCAGGTCGTGAATAACCGTGCATATTCTATCCCTGATGGTACGGACATTGCTTGGTTCTTCCTGCTGAGTAATGTTACTCACCCTGATGGTGTGACGTGGCAGACTAAGAATGGTGCTGCTCCTGCTAGTGGGCTGGTTATTCTGGTGCGTGCAGGCGAACATTTGTACGGCATCGTACCTGGTGCTGTTGTTTGAAGAGAACAAGCGGGCGGTAACGCCGAGCATGTAGCGGATGCTGATAATGTCCCTCCGCCTAGCGCCCTGCGTGTTGAGGCTAATGGCACAAGTTTGACGGTTACTTGGGATACTGTTGCTGGTGCTACTGGCTACCAGATCGCTATTGACGGGTCTTCACCTGTGCCTGCTAATCCTGGGCATGTTTTCACTGTTAGGGCTGGGCAGTCTGGTATTATCCAGGTTCGCACTGTGAAGGGCGATAAGCATTCTGCTTGGGCTCAACTGAGCTATCAGGCAGCAGAAGCACCTAAGCCGGGTGAGAAGCCTATCCAGTGGATATTCACTTGGGCTCATGGTGGTTGGAAAGACAATGATTATAAGACAGATGTGCTGCGTGAATATTTCTGGGCACCCGGTCTGAAAACGCCAGATGGTAAGGCAAGGTCTTACGAGCGTCCCGTGTCGAGCAAGACGGGTGAACCTTTGGAAGCGCCCAATAATGCGCCTATTCAGAAGCAGTCTCTCGTATCACCTGCTGGTCTGTTTGTGAATGATGGTTCGTATGCTGTCATTTCGTGGACTGGTGAGGGGGCGAAGATTGAGGCTTCTACTAATGGTGGCGGTGACACGTGGGAGCGGTCGGCTATCTCGATTGAGAAGCGTTCTGTTTCTACTGCACCTAAGGCTGATGGTAGCGGGCGCGAGTATATCAACGCTTCGTTTGGGTATAATCTTCGCTGGTCTAATACAGTGGAGCGCGGCTATGAAAACCGCGACGTGAAACCTAATGATAAGGGCATCGAGTTGAAGCATGAGGGTAATATCATGGTTTACTCTGTTGTTCGTGCTGATGGGTCGCGTGAGCGGTTACAGTGGTTCCCTTACTCCATTTTGCGGTCTAGCTCTGGTATTGAGCTGCACGGTGGTACTTGGGGTGAGATTACAGGCTCGTTTTATGATGCGTCATAGCTGACCTTGAGCATATACTGTACCTGCACTACATGTTTAGTGTGGGTGCAGTTTTTTATTCAAGTATTCCCATGTTTTAGCGGTATAATTCAGGCGACAAAAAAAGGGGGAGTATGGGTGAATATTGAGTTACCTAAAACTGGGCATCCTGTGGTGGATGCGCTTGTTATCATGTCTGCAGCGATAGTCATATCAGGTACGACAGGTGTATACATTTACAAGGTTGTTAGCAGCAAGCTATCTACATTGTCTGAGCAGGTTAGCACTGTTGGAGAGAAAGTGCACGTCGTCAGCAAAGATGTTGAGATCGCGAAGCACCAGGTAAAAAACGACCATGGGACTAACCTTCGGGACGACCTGGACGATATGCGAGACAGGCTAGACCTTATCCTTGCTGAACAGTCTCGACAGGGCGATAAGCAACGCGAATTGAGCAAAGCTATCTCTGACGGCCTGGAAGAACATTCTCAGCTTCGCACGCATCTTGAGGGTGTGCGTGCTGAGATGCGGCATGAGCGTGAGCGAGTTGATAACATATTGTTGGCGCATACTGGTGTTTTGCCGGTTGTGCGAGCCGCTAGGAAGGAGGTCTAATAGTGGCTTATAAATATGTGACTAACCGTGATGCGAAGAACTTCACACCTGGCTATCTGGTGCAGTCTACTTTCGGGTACCCGCGTGATATCACGAATATTACTCTGCATTGGTGGGGTAAACCTGAATGGGGTCAGACCTGGGAGCAGGTTATGGCTTTCTTCTGTGATTCGCCTACTGTTGGGACGAGCGCCCATGAGGTTATCTCTGACGGCATAGTTGGCTGTATTGTGGATCATTCTGCGGCTGCATGGGCTAACGGGAATGCTAAGGGTAACGCTCAGAGTATCACGCTTGAGTGTAACCCGCGTATGAGCGAGGGTGATATGAATACTGTTGCTGAGCGTATCGCTGATATTTGGCGTGAGCAGGGGCGTATTATCCCGCTGACTGAGCATAGGGATTGGTTCTCTACTGAGTGCTCTGGCACGTGGAGTAAGGGCGAGATGACTCGCCGAGCAATGCAGTACTATAACGGGGGCGGTGGCTCTCAGAAAGATTGGTTTGATATGGCAACCAAGCAAGAACTTGAAGAAGTTGTTTTCAACACTAAGCGACCCGAGTTTGGTGGTCGCACCCTAGCCGAAGCTGTGCGAGAGATCGACCAAAACACTTGGGCAGGTGTGCGCATGGTGAAGGTTCTGTTCAATCAGTTCCGTGTTGGTATCCCGCACCGCATGAAAGATGGTTCGCTGGCTGTCGGTCTGCGTAAGCTTCTGGGCTACACTGATGAGGCGCAGGGTGACGCGCGTAAGACTGAGTTCGATCAGGACGCGCAAGCTATGTACCGCAATTTCCCTAACTAGTACTGAGAGAAGGAAAAATATTATGAACAATGAGCGTTACGCAGGTAACGTTACTAAGACCGCGACTATGGGTGTTGCTATGGTTGGCGCTGTGATGACTATTCTCGTCTTCATCGCTAACCGTGCTGGCATCGAACTGCCTAGTGAAGTCCAGGCGGCTATTTCTACCCTTATCCTTGGCGCTACTGCGTACTTCTTTGGGCGCAACGCTGTTGGCGAAAAAGCACATACTGAAGGTATCGTGTCTGACGCTGTCGATTCGCATGTTGGTGAAGCTGTTTCTAAGGCTGTAGGGGCTGTTGATTTCTACGAGGCATTGGAAGCTATCTCTCGCGGTGTTGTAGGTGAGCCTGCACCAGATCATGTGTCCGAGGTGAAGCCTAATCCTGCTGATTCTATGCGTGAGCAGTGGGAGAAGGATGCTCTTGGTGGTCGCCAGTACCGCTACGGCGAGGAAGGCGCCCCTGAGGGCGGTGCACCGGGGCAGATTTATGACCCGCGTGTTGGTTGGGTGAATGATGTTGAGGATCAGTTTCCTAACGACTCTGTAGCCCACTAGGGATAGTAATAACCCCCGCACCTAATTCATGTGGCAGGTGCGGGGGTTATTGTTTCGTCCGGAAACCAGAAAACAATACCTGAATCCATTATAGATAGTTTTGTTTACTTGGTACTAATCCAGTATATCAGCTAGCTTCACATCTTGGTATTCGATTTGGTGTGATTTGTATTGCATATAGGCTGATAGTGCGTGCGGCACGAGCAACGTAATGCCGATAATGGCGCATCCTGCCACATACGGCATGTCTGCGTATAGTGCTTCTCCGATCATTGCAGACAGAATGTTTACGCATAGTAGGAATGCGGATAGCCCGAGCATTACCCAACCGAATGTTGCAATGTTCTTGGTAATTTTCATGAGTGTACCTTTCTAGAGTGTGAGTTTTAGGATCACTGCGAATAAGATCGCTGGTAATGCTGCGAAGTAGTTCCCAAATATTGCGGCGATTGTGAAGCCGATGAATAGTAGCATGCACATGCCTACTAGCAGGTTGTAGCAGTATTCGTTGATTTTCATTAGAATCTTACGACCTTTCCGTTTAGTCCTGATTTTTCTAGTATGTCTAGGTCTGTGTAAGTGTACGCGATAAGCACTGATGGTGCTGGGGCGGCGTGTTTCCCTTCTACTCCGTTTGAGCCAAAAAATTTTGTCCTGCCTGCTAGGAATAGTGCGCCTTTTGCTACTGGGAATATGTGCTCGTGCCAGTAGCTTGTGTCTGTTCGTGCGAATATGAATGCTATTCCGGTGCCGCCGTTTTTAGCATGTTCTGCCATTTTCTGCATCCATTTGTCTATGCCTCTCCCGTATGGAGGGTTCAGCCATACACGCCCATCCCAGCGCTGCACAAGACCATCTTCTAGCTCTGTGTATGTTTTCTTTGCGCCTACCCAGTCTCTATTCTCGATTGGGGATGCTGGGTCTAGGTCAAATTCGCCTAGCGGGTCAAGAATTCTTCGCGGTGTTAACCATGTATCAGTTGCTTGTGCTTCGCGCTGTGGCATTGCCATTATTTCTTTTCCTTTCGTGTGTTCCATGCGACGTATTCGCGTGCGGCTAGTGCTGCTGCTGCCATTGCGAAGATTCCGTATGCCATTTGTTCTGCGTCAAATTCCATGATGCTTAGGGTTGGGGTGCATACGATTACGGATGCTGCGATGACTACTGCGCTAATGATTATTGCGGTTATGATTGCTTTTTTCATTTCTTTTCCTTTCCTTGTATCTCTAGTGTATCACCCCCTACTGGTCAAAACAAGCCAGTAGGGGGTGATATGTGTCATATTTAGTTATAGTATCCAGGAATGCGCTCCCGAATCAGTGTATCTACATCAGCAGGTAAACCATCAATAACATCAGCCTCCCAAGGTAATACGCTGAGAATATCAACGTATCTGCTGGCATCAGTCATTGTTACTATGGCATCCGCTATATTTTCCTCGGGTAGTTCAAACGTTGCTGCTGCTATAGGCTTGTTTTTCATGTCGCCTCGTCGAGTGAATATTTCGACAGCACCACTAGCTAACCTACGGAATGTGTATATGAGCCTGTCTTTACCTGGCTTGCGCCTGTAAAGCACCACAAGCTCTTTATGATCGAAACGAAATAGCAAATATGGCTGCTTGTGTTTACTACTCACCTTTCGCTTCTTCCAGGGTAATATGCAGGGCTAAATAGCCTTTCTTGCTATTAAGCGACTCTATGGCGGTTTTGCTTCGTGCTACACGCATACCGTATCGCTTTAGCGCCTTGTCTACAAGGTCTTCTACACGCTGTGTGCGCCATACGAGCTTATCCGTGAGTGGCATGTCGTATTCGTCTAGCTCTTTGGCTATCGCTGCATACTGTGCGTAAGCATTTTTGAAAGCTGCTTGCGAGAGCCGAGATGTATTTAGTGCCGCCGTGTCTTCGATAATGTGTACGGTTACTACGTGGTGAAGGATGGTCTTGCTACTCATTTTCTTCTCCGATCGAGAATAGGATTTCTGCATATTTATCCGGATTTTTGGTTTTATCCGGTACGACTCGCACTCTCTCACCATCGAATGCAGCTTCTACGGCATCCCAGGAAGCCAGACGGATGGTTAGGCGGCTAGAGTATGACTTTAGGAAAGTTAGCTCTTTCAAAGCGTTTTCTAGGCGTGTATGCTCTTCAAAGGTTAGGTCTGTTGTGTTAGCAGGTTTTACCTCAACAGTACCATCTTTGCTTACTGTTGGTTGTAGGCTTATTTTACGCATCGAATTTCACTACTTTCTGTTGTGCAATTTCGTATCGTAGATCGGAGATAAGATTTTCGATTGAGGTGTGCAGGATGAATTTCATTGCCCTAGCGTAGCCTCGTTCCTGTATTTTTATTCCGTTTCCGGCGATTGTGGTGTACTTTTCAGCGACCTTTTTCGCGGTTGCGTATGAGCAGTATTTGCCGTGTTGGCGGAATACTTTGGTGAGCTTTTGCGCCAGGTGCTCGAATGTGTCGGCGTGAATCAGAATGTATTTCATGTATTTAATCATGGCATTACATGGGTCTGGGTGCAAGCTGTTTTTGTGTGTTTATTGTCACACATATATCTGGTGTAGCACCATACACTAATGTGATATACTGTATAACGAAAAAGCCCCCGAAGCTAAAGCCTCGGAGGCAATTCCGGAAAGGAAAACGAAACAGAAAGGATGTCCCGGTGAATATTATACACCATTTCGACTACCAACACTCATTCACCATGATCCCAAACCAAATCCTGCGCGATTCAAGGCTTTCATGGGGTGCACGCGGGCTTATGGCGTTTATCGTTTCACAGAAACCTGGATACTCACTCTCACGCCAAGAATTAATCGAGGCATCACCTATGGGGCGCATGGGAGTTAAATCTCTTATCGACGAATTGCAAGAGCTTGGGTATTTGGAGATTTCTCAGTCTCGCGAGGGCGGCAAATTTGGTTCTTCGATCATGGTTGCGAAGCTCCCAAGTGTCTCACATAGTGAGCCGTTGTCAGGTTTACCGACAGCGGTTGAACCGTCGACGGTTTCGCTGCATACTCCTCTTAATACTAAAGTTAATAATACTTACTTACCCCCTATAGTCCCCCGTGACGCTGAGGTGGCTCAGGTCACAGAGCCGCTACGCGCTGACGCGCTCGCTGTTTGTGATGAACTCGGAACTGATTCGATCTTGGAAATCAAACCTGACACTCAGCAGCATTGGCGAAAAGCTGACGAGGTAGTCCAGGTATCGAACGCAAGTACCCCTCAGAAGCCGCAGAACGCCCTTCTAAGCGACTTTGAGGTGTTTTGGGCACTAGTTCCCAGGCGGGTAGGAAAAAAGGCGGCAGAGCGCGCCTGGAGGGCTATAGAGCGACGTGGTGAGTCTCAGGACGCTATCGACGGCATGCGAGCATACGCAGCCGCATTCGCACAGAGCGGCACAGAGCTGAAATATGTCCCTCACCCGTCCACTTGGCTCAATCGTCGAGGATGGGAGGATGACCTAGAAGCCGTATTCCCCTCTCGGAAGCCACAGATGACCGAATGGGAGCAAAAAGCCGCCCAAATGGGTTACGACCTATCCGCACTAAAAAACGCCCCGCAAATCGCCGCACAGCGCTTTGAAGAAAATCGAAAGGAAATCACTCAATGGAACTAAACACAATGCGAGCGCTCTACACAATCGCCACCGGACTAGACCAGCGCCTAAAGCCACTACCTGACGAAATCCTTACGGTGTGGGCGGAGATTTGCGCAGAGGTTCCAGACAAGTACGCACGTGAAGTTCAAAAGAAGCTTTATTCAACGCGCCGCATATCTATACTCCAGCCGGGGGATATTTTGGAGACCTGGCAGGAAATGAAATCTGAGATTGACGGTGCGCTTGAAAGGTGCTCGCGCCTCGCAGCCAAATTCAAGTCTCTTGAAATTGAGGATAAGCAGGATTACGAGGCTGCTGTACGTGTGTATGAGTCATGGAAGCGAGCATATGCGGCTGTACCTGAGTTTGTGCACAGTGAGGTTGATTTGCGTGTGCTTGATGCGCCGCGCATGCCGCGCGAAATGGAGGCTGTTCCGCCTCCTCCTGAGGTTCGTGCGCTTGTTCGTAGCTTTGGTATGGGTGATTCTGCTTCTATGCGGCGTGGGGCTGTGGAGCGTGAGCGTGATAGGCAGATGCGAGCATTAGAAGATATGTGATGTATTTCATGCGATACGGGCTTTGTGTTACCGGTATTGCATGATACACTTGAGGTATCGAAAGAAAGGAAAGAAGAAAATGAGCGAAACACTCGAAGGCGCAATCAGCGTAACCTACCGCCAGGACGAAAAAGCCGCATGGGTAGAACTACTGGAAGACATGCCCTTTGTAAAAGACACCGAGAGCGGCAAAAAGGTAGTAGAAGCCACCGAAAGCTTCATAAAGAATGGGCTTGCACGGGTGCAGGTCAAAGCCGGAACAGCCTTTGACTCGTCGGAATACTGGCAACAGATCATTGAAGGGCACCAAGAGATCATCAAGTCCCTAGAAAAGTATCTAGCCAAAGAATTAGCCGAGCTTGTACCAGACGGACATGAACTAACCCTAACCGAGGTGGCTGTGTACCGCGCCTATGTTGGCGAGGAATTTTGCACAGTAGAGGATTACGAGGTAGGCACACGCAAAGTCTCCTAATGAAAGTAGTAATCGAGATACCGGATGCCCACCCGCTGCTGTCGATAAATCGCCTAATGTCCGAGCATTGGCGTACTAGGCAGAAATCGTCTAAATATTGGCGTAAAGCAGGGTTTGAGTCAGTGAAAGACTTAGCCCCGCTAGAGCCACCAGTTACATGTGACGTGTATATCTACCGTCCACGCGCCGGGCGCTATGACCCAGGCAATTACTACCCCACAGCTAAAGCAATAATAGACGGAATGGTAGATGCTGGGATTCTACCAGATGACTCATTTGAGTACCTGGATGGCGCACACCTCCACCACGGAGGAATAGATAGAGAAAACCCGAGGCTTGAAATATTTTTCAGCCTATACGAAAGGAAAAAGTAATGTCCGATTTGCAGGATTTGCGCGCTGCGCTAAAGAATATTCAGCTGCTTGCTGATGAGCTTACAGATAAGAATATTGGGCATCTCGAAGATTTGCATGACGAAGTTGACCGCATCCGTGAAATGATTTCACCGGATAACCCAGAGAATATTATTAGCACCCTATTGACTGTACGAGAGGTCGCAGAGATGGAGGAAATGACTCCAAACGGTGTGCGTAAGGCTTGCGCATCTGGTAAGTTGAAGCCGTTTAGGACTTCTGGCAATGACCGGCTTTTTGATCCGCAAGATGTATATGAATGGTCGAATATTAGGAATATTTAGTGATATATTTCACCCTCTATCGGCTTGGTTTAGCCAGTAGGGGGTGATACACTAGAGATATAGGAAAGGAAAAGAAAATGACAGTAGGATACCTACTCCAAAACAGGTTCACAGGAAAGAACCTGCGAGTAATCACAGCACTTGACGGGAAAAGCTACCTGGTGGCAAAAGACATTGATGAAATGTTTTTCAATGAACAAGGTCACTCGCGCACACTAAAAGCACTCAAGCCAGGTGCGACACGCAAGAAATTCTCACTACCCAAGAAGCTCGCAGCAAATGAGCGCACACGCAAGCTAACAGCGATAACAACAGAAGATTTACTAGGAGCAACCGGGAAGCTGCGAGACGCAAGCACAGCACAGGCTATACAAGACTTTTGTCTAGTCTTCAATGTTTTCATGATCGGCATAACCCATGAAGCCAAGGTAAAGTCTCGGAAATATGACGGTAAATGGTATGCAGATTGCAGCGTGTGCGGAACCATGAAACCTATGAACACGCACCAAGGGATCGTGCAAGCATCTGATGCGCACGTAAGAAAATTTCACCAATTCAAACTAATAGCAACGGCGGTAATCTAAAATGGCAGGAAAAGAATACACAACCCACTGCGGAACGTGTGGGTGCTTACGCGAGAATAGGACAAAGGGATGTAGCCAGTGCAACAACCGACACCACAAATGGAAAATCGTAGGCGACATACGATATAAAGCACCAGAACCACCTAAATGTAAAGGGTGCGGAATTGACATGGCGGAAATAAATCCGGACTGCTCGATTTGCCGCAAGAGGCAGGAGAAACGCAAGTATAAGGAAGAACGGACAACAGACCCTAATGAATATCGCAGTGCTGAGCTAACTAAACAGTACTACGAAGCATGGGTGCAAGCGCGGCGTGAACGCATCGCAAGAAATAAGAGGCTTCTAGCAGCTGGGAGGCGACCAATTGTCTAGCCACTACCCAGAAATTGACGGGCACAAGCTAACTGATTTCATTCATGAGCTACCATTTTATCTAGGCAATATCATGAAATATGCGTGGCGTGCACCGCATAAGAATGGAATTGATGATACCCTGAAGCTTCTTGACTACCTAGACATGTCGTATTATCGGTGGGTAGAGTACGATCTTTCTGATAATGCTACAAGGGTGCTGTCTGAGATTTCTAGCTATGATTTTTATGGTGAAGCATCTGACACAGATAGGGCGCATAGGAGATGTGTATCTAGCGTATCTGAGTGGCTTCTGAAGAGTAAAGGCTCAGAAGGAAGAGATTATGAGTCTGAAAAGAATCTAATTTTATCTGTGACTTCTCTTCAAGTTAGTCTACTTCACAGCTAAATATGACCTATATCACCCTCTACCGACTTGCTCTAGTGGGTAGGGGGTGATACACTATAAGTACAAGGAAATGAAAGGGAAAGAAAATGAAATGGTACCAGCTCCGCAAGAAGGCAATAAAGCAACCACTCAAGCCAGGTAGCCCAGAGTGGACGAGGAAAATTACAGCATCAAAAGTTGCCGCGATCATGAAGGTATCCCCATACACTTCTAAATATGCCCTTTGGCATACGATGAAGGGTAATATCGAAGGGCAGTCACCTACCAGAGAGATAGCACAGCGCGGACACATCCTAGAAGATGCTATAGCTAAATGGTATGCACAGCAGCACCCAGAATATGCCGTAGTAAATCCGCATGGTCTAGCATGGAGCCGTGAAGTAATCACTGCCACGCCTGATCGAATAATAGTCATTCCCGAGGCTGGCAAGAAGTCACCCGAGGTAGTAGCGCTACTAGAGTGTAAAACCGCCATGAATGGCATGGAGTGGGGTGCACCTGGCTCTGGAGGCGACGGTATCCCTCTTGGTTATTACGCTCAGGTGCAGGCACAAATGTTTTGCACCGGCGTTAAAAAATGTGTTGTTGCTGCACTGGTAGCAATGCAATTTCGTGAATACGTTATTGAGTATGACGAGCAATATGTAGACCGTATGCGCCTGGAATGCTCTGAGTTTGCGGCATCTTTGGAGTCTGGCATAGAACCTAATTTTTCTGATGAAGAGGGGGATATGTCTGTATATGAAGCTGTCCGTGAATTGCACCCAGATATAGACGATGCCTTGGTTATTGCCTCAGATGACGCGGCAGTGCGCATTGAGCGCTTCCAACGTATCAAAAAGCTATATAAGCAGACTGAGGCTATAGCTAAAAATTGGGCATCTGTTGAGATGGGGCGAGCGGCTGAGCTTGATTATAACGGGCGACCTATTGCTAAGCGCCAGGCGCGCGGGAATGGCAAGCCTTTCATAGTATTCAAATAGATAGTGACTTATTTCACCCTCTCCCAGCTTGTTTTAGCCAGTAGGGGGTGATACACTAGAGATATAGGAAAGGAAAAGAAAAATGGAAAAAGGAAAAATCATCTGGGAAGTCCGCAACCGCATCATGCACGGATGGGTAATTACCAAAGAAGGTGTAGGCTTCCATCTACTAATAGAACGCGACGACCCAGTCGCTACCCACATCGAACTGACTATGCAGGGGCGCGTAATACTAGTAGACGACTATGAGGTGCAAGAATCTGAGATACGCGATCTGCTATTCGATGAAATCCTAACTGAAGCGAATAGTCCTATGCTGGCAAACCAAGAGTACGAAGAGTCCGTATCTTGCTCCAAAGAATCAGCAGAAAAATTCTTCACCCACGCATACGAATCAATGCTATAAGCATCCACTCAGAAAGACAGGAAGCAGGAAAATGGTACAACCACAGCCAGGAAACCAAATCTCACGCAACCCACAAAGTAACCAAATCGCTATACGCGACCTGCAAAAGAAAGTAATCGAGCCGCAGAAAGAATTTATAGCGGCAGCAATGCCAAAGCACATGCAAGGTGACGTACTAGACTGGCTCGCAGCCGCATCATTGGTAATCCGGAATGACCCTAAGCTTGTATCTTTGGCGCTGAATGATCCTTTGCAGCTTACAGTAATGCTACAGAAGTCGGCTCGGTATGGTCTTACCCCCGGTACGGATGAAATATATTTTGTGCCACGCGGACGCGAAATTGTCGCAGATATAGGTTATAAGGGGTGGGTTGAGCTGATCCGCCGCGCCGGGTACGCGAAGAACATTCACCGAATCGCAGTGCGCGATGGTGATAAATTCGAGTACGTCGAGGGCGTAAATGAGGCACCTAAATACAAGCGCGCACCTGATGAAGAGCGTGGGCAGCTAGTTATGGCTGTAGCGTGGGTCGAATATAACGACCTTGCAGGCGGAGGAATTTCACCTGTTGTACAGGTCGGCAAAGACCGCATTCAGGCGGCTATGGATGCGTCACAGACTGCACGCAGTAAATTCTCACCGTGGCAGAAATACCCAGAAAAGATGTGGCTAAAAACAGCTTTGCGTGAGCTGGCGGGCGTTGTTGAGTGGTCTTCCGAAGAGCGCCGCACAACAGCATTAGCGGCAATTCGTGAACGTCGTGAGCTTGAGTTAGAAGCAATGCGATCTGAGACTGAGCGCATTCAGGCAGAGGTTGCGATGATGGAGGCTAAAGCTAGGCTTCTTGAGTTACAGGAAGCATCTCATGATTGTAAAACCACCCAAGATTAAATGTAATGCATATCACCCACTATCGGCTTGGTTTAGTCGGTAGAGGGTGATATACTGGAAGTGTAGCCAGGAAGGGCTACACGACGAAAGGAAAGAAAATGGAACCTAGCACCTACCAAACAGATAAGTACGAGCTACTTAAAGATGACGCGATTACAGTCGGAAATGTTACCCTTTACCGGATCAAAGCATTAAAAGACTCTAAATTTTTCAAAGCTGGAGACATTGGCGGATACATTGAGAAAATAGAGAACCTGGCTATGCAGGGTGACGCTTGGGTCTTTGGTGACGCTAGGGTATATGGTGACGGCTAGGGTCTTT